TCACTCGTCTTTCTGCAGCGGTGGAACGTTGAGAGTCGGAGAAATTTTCACCTTTCTGTCGTATGTCGCAACCTGCAGCTCCGTTTTGTGTCCACTAAATAGCTGCTTATCTTTGCTACTCCCTTCAAAGTCTGAAATCGCCTTAGCCTTGATGTCATGAAAGGTACCGGAGATCTTTCGGCCCAACTTTAACCCTGCTTCTCGCTTTGCGTCATTCCACCAGGTATTGAACGTTTTTCGGTTTAGCCTGCCACCTGATGGGCTTGGGATAACGTAACCTGCAGCTGACCGACCAACTAAATGGACCCGTGCCATTTCGATCGCATCGCGCAGGCGAGGGGACCATTCTTTAATCTGCTTTTTCCCTGTTTTATTCTGTTCAATGAAAATCCCGCGTTCCATCAGGTCAGATATCTTTAAATCAAATACATCGCCTTCTCGTGCTGCGCACAGATATGAGATCTCCATTGCCACCTGAATCTCTGTGCGAGCATGTTGATAAATTGCCAAATAATCCTCATCGGTAATATATACGTCTCTGTCTACGAGCGTAAATTTGCGGATGCCTTTACATGGATTTCCTTTCACATATCCCCGCTCGAACCCCCAACCATATACCCGAGACATACTTGATACCTCCTGATTAGCCTGGTTTTTGCTGCTTAACCCTCGGCGATCCATATAGATACGAACCTGCTCGATCTTTATATCGTCTGCTTTTACCTTTCCAAAAACCGGTAATAACCTCCTTTCATGCTGCTGATAGTCTTTCTGTGTTCGTTGCGCCAATTCGGTAAAGGTCGGACTTTCCAGAAACATTCCCCATAATTTAGCGAATGTCATAACGTCGTGGCGTTTGGCTTTTTCCTCCTCGTATTTCCGCCAGAGTGCGGACATGGTTGTATCTCTAATTTTCCCAAGGGTTACGCTTATTTTTGTCCCTTTGGGTTTCCACACATAGCTATATTTATTTTTGGTAACCCTGGGCGGCAGCTGCGCGTCCGCTGGATTTTTTCGTGGTCGTCCCATAAATGGCGTCGAAATTTGGTTCCGTTGCAACATACTCATCAACCTTTGGTAATTCAGTAATGCTCGGTTCCAGATATCTACGCAGTACAATAGGCCTGTTCCGTCCATCCGTCGTGAATGGGATGCCATGGCAGCGAAGTTGCCGCTGCTGTTCCGTGTATCGTCTGTAGCCAGTGATTTCTTCAATTTCCGCCGGTGACAGTGTTAGTGTTTGCATGGCTATCACCTCAGATAGCCAGCCAGTTAAAATTAACCGGCTGGTGGGGGGTTCTCTGAAAACGAAAAATCAGTTTTTAATCAGGCGCTGCCAGATAGCAGAAACGTACCGTGCCTGGTGCTGTGCATCCGCCAGCGCGTTATGCCAGTCACCTTCGAACGGGATGGCGGTTTTAGGATCGAAGCCAATGGCCCTGCCGAGTTCAACCATCGTTCTGACGTCGCGGTCGTTCCAGTAGTCCCACGGGCAATCGAGGCAGGCGAGATCAAATGACGAACGCAAAATGATGTTATCGAATGTGGCTCCATTCCCCCACGCCTGCGCTTTTTTACGGCCGCCGGTGACGTTATCCAGGACGAAGTGTGTGAACATGAGCAGGGCATCATCCAGTTTTATGGCGTCATCATTGGCTATGGCCGAACGTGCTTCAGAGGATTGTTTTAACCACCATATAACTGTTGAGGAGTCGATCTCAGCACCCCATGAAACCGCAGATTCCAGGCTGACAACTTTGTAAAAAGTTTCGCCGAGAATCCCTGTAGCCGGGTCAAATAAAACGGCGCCAATGGAGACGATAGCGGCATTTGATTTTTTACCCATGGTTTCAATATCCACCATAATGTGGACAAAATCAGTGGGTAATTCTGCACCAATATTGTGATGACCGGATTCAATATTTACGGCAGCTGACGCGCCACCAGGCTCAGCGTCGCACGCAGCATGCTCAGCTGCCGCTTTGCCCTCTGACATTTCATAATGATCCGCGGCTTCATCACCGCCAGTTTCTTCCATCTGCACATGGCTGGTGTTCTCCGGGACAGGGATATTTTTTGGAGTAATATTTTTTCTCGATTCTTGAAGATCTTCATACAGTTCTTCGTATGTTTTCTTTTTCGGTTTTTCAGCTGCAGCCACATCGGCTGCGAGCTCACCTTTTTCGGGGTTGGATATTTCAGCTTGTTGAGTTTTCGTCAGGTCTTCATGAACCCAGTTAGGATCGGTCGCATTGCTGATACCTTCGACATATTCACCACGTTCTGCAGCTAGCAGTTTGCTGGTGAGCTCGTGGGTAACGTCTTCTTTGCGGAGTAACATCGGCATTGGCATGGAAGAGCGACCGCAGGCAATATCCACGATCAACTCGTCGGGATGCGCATGGTCCGATTCTGTCATTACGTGGTTAAGGTGTTCCCTGTGAGCAACGCGATCTTCCCATAGCCCTTCTGGCGTGGTTTTTACCGTTGCGATATTGCAGGCACGCGAGTAATCGCGCCCACCAGGCATGGACATAAATAATTCGCGGGTTGCCAGAAATTCCTTGTTATCAAACTTGTTCATAATGGAATTAGCATGGATATCTATTTCCATCGGGACATTGTAAATATCGAATTCTTTGTTGCGCGCAATGAGCCCGAGGGCTATTTCATATTCCAGCCCCAAAACCGTTAACTCGGTGAGTCGATCAGTTTTATTACCGCCGCCGGCGTTTGCTCCAGACGGAGTGCGATTAACCGTTGTGATGTAATTGCCGCGCGTCCATTCTTTTGTGAGGATACCGCGGTCAAGGTGAGACATCTGAAACCATAATTTTGCAAACTGGACCTGCTTACCCAGCTCATGGCGCTTTTCTGCAGGGAATACAGATTTCATCGCGCTGGTAAACTTCCAAAGCCCCGGCATATCGTATGATTTGATATCCGGCACGTTCTCCGCCGCCAGAATCAGATCCTGCACCGCATCGTTATCGACATCCATTTCCAGAATTGACAGCTGGTTACGCTCCGGAATGCTGATGTGGTAGGTATGACGGTCATCGGCTACGAATTGAGCCAGTAACTGAGTGCGGAAAGGCATTGTCGCGAGTGGATATACCGCATTCTCATCGCCTGCATCGTCTGCATCGTCTGCATCGTCTGCATCGTCTGCATCGTCTGCATCGTCTGCATCGTCTGCATCGCCTGCATCGCCTTCAGGGGTCAGCCCTTCGACAGGTTCATCTGGTTCTGGTGTGACAATTTTTCCCCAGGATATCCCATCTTCTCCGCCGAGCTCGTAAAGGGAATTTTACGCCAGATGAACGCAGCCTATGCGACAGGGTACGAATGCGGTTCGCACAATCGGGCTCGGTCGATTTGTAATGCTCTCGGCTTGAAGCCAGATGCTCTGGAGTATTGATTAAATGACTAGCAAATTAACCATAACAGACGAGCGCCTGGCGGAATTAGTGGCGTTCAAACCATTACCTGGCACAGATATCAACTCAGCCACCAGGGATGAATGGATGGCGATGGCCGCAGAGCTACAGGAACGGCGCAAGGCCGAGAGCGAGCCGGTGGCTTATACCGATGAGAGAAATCTGGGCTATATCAACCGGGGTAAAGAGACGGCGTATCTGTGGGGAAAACAGAACTCAGAACCAGCAGATGTTGCGCTCTATCGCCACGCGCAGCCAGAAAAAGGCCTTGAGTCGGCAGGCTGGCAATTCAAATCAGTAAATGGCGACTGGTTGGGGCTTATTGATGAACATGGTAAGAACCAGGCCGTTCGTGAGGGTTGCGAGGTTCGTGAGGTTTTCGCTATGGCCGATGGCGTCAATGAACGCGACCAGGTACGCCGCGAGCACGCCGAGTGGTCGCAGGCCACATTCGGCAACGTTGGCCCAATTGGCCCGCTGAAGCACCTCAGCAAAGAAGCGCTGGAAGCCGCTGCCGAAACCGGCGACCTCAGCGAATGGGCTGATATGCAATTCCTGCTATGGGATGCACAACGCCGTGCCGGTATCACTGACGAGCAGATTACCCTAGCGGTGATTGAGAAGCTGGCGGTGAACAAACAGCGCGAATGGCCGGAGCCGAAAGATGGTGAGCCGCGGTTGCACATCAAATAGCAGCCAGCGCCGGTAGAGCCGGCGGAAAAACCAATGCCAAATCCTCTTAGCATGCACGCTGTTGATGCAGTAGCAGCTATTGCCGAGGTGAAGGGCTGGAACGCCTGCCGCACCATCTTGGCTGAAACGGTACTCAAACGGGCCAGCGGATACCACTCAGGTTTATGGTAATTCACCGCTATGTATTAGTATAATCACATTGTTTTGTTTTTATCTATGCAGGAGAATGTAATGTCTACAGAATATAGAAAAATAAATACAGCTGTTTGTCTAGGTGATCTAAAACAAGCAGCTATTTATTTTGAGAAGGTTGTACCTATTAATTCTATAGAGCTTATTGATTACATCGATATTCCTATTTCAGAAAGTTACCCGATACAGAATTATATTAAAGATCGAGAAAATCTACTTTTGGATAGTTTATATAAAAATTCGGATACGATCATGGATCTTATATTTGGGAGGTCCGATGATTGTATAGTTAAGAATGCTAAAGCAAGAATTATAGAGGACCTTTGCCGAACTACCCGAATGCTACAATTTAAGGTTGTTAATAAATACCCGCAATTATTTTATAATCCTAGTTATGTCATGGATAGAATGCATGAAGTACAACAGCATCTCATAGCTAATGAAATAATTTCCAATAATAATATAAGAGAGTTGAACTGCACTCCTGAAAAAATAATAAACAGTTTTTGTAAAAGTCTTAATATAGATAAATTTAGCCTAACTCTTCCTTCAGGAGTAGATCTCGACAAAGATAATAAACAAACAAACGACGTTCAAGTTTCATTGGTCAATGTTAATTTGATTGACACTACAAACACATCATGGGAGCAAATAATAGAATTAAGAAAAGATACGCAGTTATGTTCAAGCCTTAGAAGATTAAAATTAATGATGCACGATAGCTACACTGGTAAAAGTTTAGATTATATATATGATGATATGCAAAGAAAAATTGAGCAGTATGAACTTGCATGTAAAGCTATGGGGCTCAAGACGATATCTTCACATATATCCCATATTAAAAATTTTACAACTGAACATGGTGTTTCTTTAAGTTTAATAGCCGGGATACTAGGTTCGCAGGGATTTGATTTAAGTAATGGATTATCAATAGGAGCAATCAGCGCTGCAGCTGTAAGTCTTTTACAATATGGTATAGAAATAAAAAGTAATAACAATGAAATACGTAAATTGAAAAATGAAAATCCAATAGCTTTCATTATTGATGTGAATAAAAAATTAAATTGACATATTATGTTAAAATGATGCTGTTTTGAACAGCTGGCAGAGATTATTGTGAGAAACAATCCTACTGATCTTACAGGATGAAGCAAGAATGCGACAAGGTATTAATACAATCAGCAAGCGTGTGCTCTGGTAAGTGTGGTGATCAGCTTCCGTTGGCGTTCTGCCCGCCCCTGTAGAGGCTGTCTGCTGGGTTATCTTGGAAAGCATGAAACCAAACTTTTAGCAAGGCGATCAACCATACCAGATAAAAAATAACCGTCTTAAATGGAGAGTTTCTTTTTAATTCAATCAGATATTCTCGCAGTTGTTGTTTATTTTTGACAATTTGTGCTCTTATGATATTGAGCATTTAGCTGTATAGGTGTACTGTTTATTTATACAGTATATCTATGCAGAGGTTACTATGAGAGTTGAAATTACAATCGACCGCAAGAAGGTGCTGCCAGACGGTGCAGAGTCTGCGCTTGAAGAAGAACTGCTGCGGCGGTTGAGCCAGAAGTATGAGGACTGCAAATTATCAATCCGTCGCTCCGGGGCTGATAGCCTGAGTGTTTTGGGTGGTATTGACGGCGATAAAGAAACGATAGAAGAGATCCTACAGGAGACGTGGGAAAGCGCCGACGACTGGTTTTATTGAGTTTCAGCGCGGCAATTGACCGGGTTTTTTGAGAGGATTTTGTAGTGGATGAAAAACAAGAAATGCCGAACACCGGCTATGTAGTAATCAGGTGCGATGATGGGGTTATCGTTGCCCGCCTCAGGTCGTTTCCGGTATGTGAGCGCGCTTTGATGTACCGTCGCGGTGATACAGTTTCGTTTATGCCACTACAGCAAGATGAGATCGTGGGAACTCTCTCGTTATTTGCGCAGATGATAGAAAAGGCGAAGTCTGGAGTTGGTTACCAGGTTCCGCCAGGTTCTGTTACACTCCCGTCATAGGCCTGAACAACCTATACCTGCTGCGCCACGGAGAGAAACCATGGCGCAAACCATCGCAAAAACAGAAGTAACTAAGACTGGCTGTCACAACGACAACGCTGGTCTTTCGTCATTCCCGAAACTGACCCCGCGCCAGCAGGAGGTTTTTGATCTCCTTGTTGCGTTCATGCAAAAACACGGTTACCCGCCGACGGCCAGAGAGCTGTCAGATCTGATTGGCGCTGCGTCTCCGAACGCGGCCGCTGAACACCTTCGCGCATTGCGCAGAAAAGGGGTCATCACCATCGCCCCTAATGTGTCCCGCGGTATTTCTATCGTCGGTCATAAAGAACCATCGCTCGCCGTGCAGCTGCTGCAGGAAATGGTGCATAACGAACCGGGAGCACGCGAACGCGCCATTGAATTCATCCGACTGTATGAGGCCCAGCTATGAAGAGAAGCTGGTTTCAGCACACAGGTTTGACGGAGTCGCAAGCACTGGAGCTGGTGGATCGCTACAGGAAGGCAAACTACCAGGTAGAGAAATGTTTATCCCCGGATCTGGTGACGTGGGAAGTCAGCGTGTTTTTACTGGAGTCAAAAAAGGAGCCTCGCGCCGATAAAACCTATCTGCAAAAAATGTGGAGGGACTAATGCGGGCGTTGCTCAACGTAGATATTGCCCGGCATCTTGGCATCGTACTCCTGAAGCCAGGAAGTGAACTAATGAGGATCTTCGGCAAGGGACGTGTGCTGGTTGAAATACCGCCGGCGGAAATGGATTCAATGCCATCTGGTTGCATCCCGGACGCCCGACAACCGTTAGCAGAGGATTCCACCCTGCACGTGTTCTTTTCCGATGAGCGTGTGATTCGTGCTGCTGGTGGATTGCCGGCGTTGGAACGCTGGCTGCTGCTTCGGGTGAAAAAGTGCCAGTACCCTCATTCCGAATATCATCATAACGAGATGGTAACGATGCGGCACTCGCCTGGTGCGCTGCTGGTGTGCTGGCACTGTGACAATAAGCTGCGGGATCAGACGACTCCAGAGCTCGAGGCGCTGGCGCTTCGCAATGTCGCAGACTGGGTAATAGACACTGTATTGATCGGGCTGGGTTATAACAAAGAACGCTCTCTTTCAATTGCAGAGTTGTGCTGGTGGGCTGTTCAGTCTGGTATAGCTGATGCCATTACGGAGACTATGGCGCAGCGTGGGTTACGGTTACCTGATGAGCCGTTCCTGTCTGTATATAAAGAAAGCGATATTGTTCCGTCCGTACCGGCCACCAGCATTCTTGCGGAGCGAGTGACATCATTACGGCCAGCCTCCCCTGCAGTGACCCCATCACCGCCAAAGCCAGTTTTGGGTGTGCTGGTGGACCCTGAAGCGCCAGCAACTTTTTTTGCGCGACCTAAGCGAATCCGTTGGGAATCACCTCATTTTCTAGCGTGGGTAAAAACTCAGCCCTGTATGTGCTGCGGCCAGCCAGCCGATGATGCTCACCATCTTATTGGCTGGGGGCAGGGTGGCGTCGGTACAAAAGCCCACGATATTTTTACGATCCCACTTTGCCGAAAACATCACCGACAGCTGCATGAAAATCCACGGGCATTCGAACGCGAATACGGTACCCAGCCGGTGCTGATTATTAAATTGCTGGACCGGGCTTATGCGCTCGGCGTTCTGGCGTAAGGAGAAAAACATAATGACACCACGTCAACGTCGTCTGCACCATGCAGGGTTAGAAATTCTCGCTGCCGCTCCGCGTAAAAGTTGGCTGGGGATATGTATGTTACTGAATGGCATTCAGTCATCGTGGATTAAATCTCTGCTTACAACCTGGGGAGAGGGAATGAGCGGCGGGGTTTCCCCACGGATGCCGAGAGAGCATGCCTGCTGGAATGTACTGCGGGGCGCCCGGTGGTCTGACAAAGCGCTGGAACGTTTTACTACAGCACTGAATCAGGCCAGGACTGAGGGTTATCATGGACCGCAGGCACTGAAACGCGCGCACGCTATTTTATGGCCGCAAGCGCCTGTAAGTGTCATTGACGCAGCTATGCATAACGATGATGTCGATTTTGTTGAGCAATCGGTGCTGCTGGCATTTGAAACAAACGATCCGGTTTATGTTGTAGGTCGGGACTATTACACCACACGGAAGAAAATCTCTGACATCACCAGGGAGCTCAGGGTAGTTGCGCCGTGGCTAACAGATGGTGAGGCGAGGAAGCGCGTGCGCTGGTGTCTGGAGATATTCAGAGCGAAGGTTTTTCTTTCATCGCGCAAACTGCTTACGGAAGAGACACACGATTGTTTTTAGCTATTCGTGCTGTTTTTGTGCTTTGGTATTGAAAACGGGCCAGAAAATTAGATAATCCATTCATGCTTGGCAGAGGTGCGCCACTCGGCAGCGACAAAAAGCGACAATTTGAACATAACGAGAACCCCGCCAGCGCGGGGTTTTTGCTTTCCGGCGATACGACAGGGGTATTCGCGAGATGCATTGCATCAGTACCCCTGTCACATCGTCGTATTGCATTGAAACGACAATTTCCAGATGTTAAATTCTTGGTGTGGTGAATCCCCCTATGCGGAGGGGCGGAAACAGCTTAAATGGAATCCTTATGATTCACTCGGACCGCAAGTCATGGTTGCTGACCAAAGGCTTACTGAGAGGCACTCAGCACCACACCCACTTTTGAGCCCACGTTAACGCGTGGGCTTTTCTATTTCAGGCTCACGGGAATCATCTACGACGTGCTTTGTTGATAAATCCAGCCCGTGAAGCCTGACCTTTTCCTTACACACAGCACCCGCTAACTACGCGAGGTGGAGACTATGAAAATGCCTGACAAAATCTTTTCGGCGGCCTCGTACTGCACGTCAGGCGGCCTGATATGTACCGGATTGGCACAAACCTATGACTGGTTTCACGGACTGGACTGGAATTTTATTGCGCTGGCCAGCGGTGTGATAATCGGCGTCGCGACATACCTGACCAATCTGTATTACAAGCGCCGCTGGACGAAGATGTATCAGCAGTCCCTTGACCGTGGATACGGTGGCCAACCTCCGCAGGATAGCTGACATGGCCAATCTGAAAACAAAACTCAGCGCGGCCATGCTGGCGCTCATTGCTGCTGGTGCGTCAGCTCCGGTGCTGTTTGACCAGTTCATCAGCGAGAAGGAAGGTAATGCGCTGGTGGCAGTTGTTGATCCTGGCGGTGTGTGGTCATTGTGCCACGGTGTAACGGTCATCAATGGCAAGACCGTTATTAAGGGGCAAAGAGTGACCGAGGCACAGTGTAAGCAGGTAAATGCCATTGCGCGGAACAATGCGCTGGCGTGGGTAGATAAAAATATCAAGGTCTCTCTTACGGCTCCGCAAAAGGTCGGCATCGCATCATTCTGCCCGTACAACATCGGCCCCGGCAAATGTTTCCCCTCAACGTTCTATCAGCGAATCAATGCCGGCGATCGTAAAGGCGCCTGCGAGGCAATTCGCTGGTGGATTAAAGACGGTGGCCGTGATTGCCGGCTGACAAAAGGTCAGAAAAACGGTTGCTACGGGCAAGTCGAAAGACGAGACCAGGAAAGCGTACTGACGTGCTGGGGGTTAGACCAGTGAAAACATCTTCTGTCGTCATTTTGGTGCTGGGCGAGCTTCTCCTTTCGGCGCTGGTTATCTTTCTTCTCCTTCATCAGGTGGGGAAAGAGAAAAAACGTGCTGATGATGCAGAAGGGCAGGTGACCAGCGCACAGGCCATTACCTCAAACGTCCTGACCACCATGACCATCTTCAACTCAATCGCAGAGGCTAACCAGCATGCAAAAGAGCAGATCGCACTGGACGCAGCGGGAGCCTCGGCAGATATCCGGGTTGCTGTTGCGAATGATGATTGCACTAATCGCTCTGTGCCTGCTGGCGCAGTTAAGCGGCTGCAACAATACGCGAACGGTTTACGTCAAGGTGCCAGTGGTTCCCTTACCGTCCAGCCTGACGGCTGACACCCCGCAACCGGAAATCCCTGACAATCTGACGTGGGGACAAAGCCTGGATTTGAACGTCAGCCTGCTTTCGGCGCTGGGCCAGTGCAACCGGGATAAGGCTGATATCAGGGACGCAGAGAAACAACGAGCCTCGCAATAGCGGAGCTTTTTAATGTGCATTGAACTCACTGGGCTGTTTAATATTGAGCAGCCAGGGGAGTAAATATAACTTAAATAGTTGATTAAAAAATGAGCTTCTCGTGGTATGGTAAGACCCATTCATTGAAAGGTTAATCCTAATGTCATTTTTCGATTACGCATTAAAACGTATCGATACTGCGACCAAGGCAACAGTAACTTGTCCTATTTGCGGACATAGCTCCAATCACCCAACAACAAAGGTACGCCAGGAAAAGACGTTACTCTGCCCGAAATGCAAATCACTGTTTATCATTCACAGGTAACAGTCGTCTTACTGAAACTAACCGCCTCAGGGCGTTCCACGTCTTATGGACGTGATCATCTATAGGTTTTAGCTCTGAAACATCAGATTTTTACTCCAGGCACATGTTGGATATTGTGCTGACCACATTGCGACAGATCTGTGCTTTCGTTAGTTAGTTACACTGCCAAATAAACCCCTTGCCGGCCATAAATGCAGCATTGGCCTGTTATATGAAAACATGCTGGTAGAGGGGTTATTGTTGGTTGCTCGGTTGCAGGTCCTATCGTCAAAATGTCACTAGAAGGCGGAAGTACAAGCACACTACAAACCAGTGAAGGTGAACTATCGAAGGGTACGGTGAACATTGACACAATAATATCGCAAATGTATATCCAGCAACGCAACGTGGTGGGCAGTCACGTGCTGGTTAGGTCTAAGACTAACTAGTTTTAAACTATTTCCGACCTAGGAAAAAACCGATTATTAAAGCAGTAACTGCGACGACGGCTACACATTTGAATGGATTGGATTCTATACTGTCTTTGACATTTTTTGCGCTATTGCGCATTGCATGGTTTGCTCGTGAAGCAGATGTTTTTGCGGCATCTGTAAACTGATTCTCAGGTGGTTCTAAAACCTCAGAATAATTTTCCTCTAACTCACCTGGTAATTCTCTGTCTTTTCTATGATTTTTATTGAACATGATTTTATTCTCCGGTATCTAGCGTGTTATTTAATTGTAGTAGTTAAATAAAAGAGTTGTGCATAATCTAGTGTGATGTGTGTTTATATATTTAAATGCGCTAATAACAGTTGATTGATATGATTTTATGTATCTTATTATGCAAAGTTTTTGCAAGTGTGGTTCCCTAAGTGCCTGTAAATAATTCAATGTTTTTAGTTGTTATTCGTTTGTGTTTTACGGCCGAAAAAAAAGCACCTCCGTGAGGTGCAAGTCAAACATAACAACCAAGGGAAATTATCATTCGTTTTTTTCATACGAGTCAGCCAATAGTAGATAGATGAACCAGAAATGACTCGTATAAAGTGCAGGCTTGTAATCTTTTTTAAAAATCATGCCTGAGGTAATAATACATGTCAGAGTGAACAGATATTCCATCTTCTCGCAAGAAGTCATACTGTATGTTTCTGTATTTGCTGCAATGAGTCCTAAGCGGTAAGGTCTGAGAAGCAACAATGGAAATTTTATAACGTCTTTTACCCTTCCTCCGGAAGGAAAAAGTATCCACATTTTGGGCAAATACAGGTGACGTTTTTACGCATTTTGCTGGAGCTTTGCTCCATAATGTGAGAGCAGTGAGGGCAAGTCACTTTAACCTGTTTGTCCATGTACATCTTAAGGTCATCAAATATAGTCATAAATATTTCCTGCTTGATGTATGGGTATTCAGTATACTCCTGCAATTGATGCGCTGCTCATTTATTAATCAGCCCTGTCGCCGAAGCATCGAATTTTTCATCCAGCAATACGGTCACTTTGCCACTGAGGCTGAAGAATTTCGATCATGGACCTGTGCACAGTATCGTTTTTAAATTTCACATAAACTATGACTGAAGTCCGCCAGTACCTCCTTCTAAGCAGGTGCGGAAGGTAACATACCTGGCTAGCATGATGATTCCTAAGCATTGTCAGGGGAGATAATCTATTATTTATAATCGGTTGGGGTCACTTAAGGAGTGTTTCAATGAAAAGTGAAGAATTTGAACGTAAAGCCGAAGACGAAATCTCGGCACTCATTAAGAAAAAGATCGCTGAAATCAGGAAGAAAACTGGTAAAGAGGTTTCAGAAATCGAGTTTGTTCCACTTGAGACAATGAATGGGCTTGATGGATACGAAGTAAAAATAAAGCTGATGTAAACGCAATAAAGGTTGCTGCGGCGGCCTTTTTTATTGGTAAAACACGATGGCAACGCTTAATGATTTATCCCGACAGCTTAAGCAGTTGCAGAAGCAGATCCCTTTCGCCACAGCTCAAGCCATGACAGCTGTCGTACGGGATATTGCCTCAGCGCAAAAAGTCGCACTGGGGCGAAAGCTGGAATCGCCAACGCCGTTCACGGTTAATGCTGTGGGCTCATCGGGGGCCAGAAAGAACAACCTCCGCGCGAAAGTTTATGTACGTGATATCGCCGCTGAGTATCTGGAGCCTTTCGAGTTTGGCGGCGAGCATAAGCTGAACAGCCAGGCACTTCTCAACCCGAAGAACATCAAGCTGAACAAGTTCGGCAACATGCCGCGCAATAAGCTCTCGCAGATGAAAGCGAAGCCGAATGTGTTCATCGGTGAGGTGAATGGCGTTAACGCTAAACGCGTCCCTTTGCGCAACGGTGGTGTGATATGGCGAAAGAAACTAAATCGGTGCTGGTGGATGACCTGAATGCGGGGGGCGCTGGCGTTGAAGACCTTAACGCTGAGGACCTGAACGCGGGAGAAGGTACCCAGGACAATCAGGTGCATAGCGATACAAACGCTGATGGTTCATCTGGTGATGATGGTGCAGGGGATGATTCAGTCGAAGCTGTTTCGGAGCCTGAATTTGTGGTTCTGAAGGGAAACAGCATTCGTCATGACGGTGAAGTTTACCGCGAAAATACGCGCATCCCGGTAACCGGAACGGATGCCGATCGCCTGCTTGCCGCTGGCGTGATTGCTGATGTTCAGGTGTTGCGTCAGCGCGTGCTTTCTGCTGCGCCAGCCGTAAGCGTCACGACGGAGTAACTGGTATGGGCGTCGACTGGGATTTACACCTATTAAGTCCGCTACATAGCGTCTTCGGCGATGAACACGAGTACCGTCCCAAAGACGGTACTGCTCCTTTTTCGATTAACGGCATTTTTGACCGTGGGTATGCCCAGGCTGCTGAAAACCTCGATGGGGATTCAGTGATCAATACCTCCAGTCCGATGCTCGGCGTACGTGATGCCGAGTTCCGCAAGCTGGGGAAACCTCAGCCTGAAGTATCGGACCGGGTGTTTATTAAAACCGTCGGCGGCCACGTCATTAATCAGTTATTCGTGGTGTCCAATGTCGAGCCTGACAGTCATGGCGGATCCCGCCTTGTTCTCAATGTGGTGAAAGCACGATGAATGCATCAGCTATTCGCAAAATGGTGGTGACGGCGTTGGTCGGGCACACCGATGCCGGCGACCGCGTTTATTCCCCGCGGGACTGGCCAACCTCGGCGGCGCTTTATCCGGCGCTGCTGGTACAAACTCCGTTTGACCATAAAAAGGCGCAGGGGCGGAATACGCCGGCGTTTACCACGGTGACCACCGTTCGCATCACTGGCCGCGTCCAGGAATATGACGGGGAAACCGATGATGATGGGGCGCTACGAGCCGAGGAGTCGCTGGAGGACCTGCGCGAGCAGGTAGAAAGGGCGGTCATCAACAGCTACGAGCTCACTCGTAAAATCCAGAAGTACGCGGAAATCCGTTCGACGATTGACGTTGACGGTGATGGTGAGGCGCATCTGGGTCAGCTGCTGTTTGAGATCGACATCGAACATTATCAGGGGCCGGAAGATTTTTATCCCATCGACCCGCCACCTCTGGAGGGGATCGATATCACCATCGAAATGCCGGATGGCACACCGCGCCCGGGCGTCAGTATTAACCTGCAGGAGTAATCCATGTTTGTAAAACCAAAAGATGGGCTTAGCGTTCGCTGCCCCGTCCGGGGAGAGCCTTTGCCCAAAGAGGGCGGGGAAGTTCCGGATAATACCTTCTGGCGCCGTCGGCTGCGTGACGGTGATGTTGTTCTGGCTGAGCCGAAAAAAGGGGCTGCTAAATGACGATCCCATTCTCCAGAATTCCCGGAAACTGGCGCGCGCCGCTGTTTTTTGTGGAGTTCGATAATTCAATGGCAAACACGGCAACGGCCACACAGCGGACGCTGCTGATTGGCCAGATGCTGGACTCTGCTGGTACGGCAGCGCCCGGTACGCCTGCCCGCGTATCCTCTGCAAACAGCGTGGCCGAGCTGACGGGAAAAGGGTCAATGCTGCACGGCATGGCGGCGGCCTACCTGCAAAATGACACTTCTGCGGAAATCTGGATCATGCCACTGGCTCCGACTGAGGCGATGACTGCAGCAGTCGGGAGCATTAAAGTTACGAGCGCGCCAGCGAGTTCGGGGATTATCTCCCTGTATATCGCCGGTACCCGCGTCCAGATGTCGGTGATGGCCGCTGATACTGCTGTTCAGATCGCCGCTGGGCTGGCTGCCGCTATCAACAAAAATACCGCCTTACCGGTGGTGGCCAGTGTAGAGAGTGGCGCTACCGATACGGTCAAGCTGGTGGCGAAAAATCCGGGCAGCCTGGGTAACTCTTTGGACCTGCGCCTTAACTACCTCGGTACACAGGGCGGCGAAAGCACGCCAACTGGTCTGGCATTAACGATTACAGCGATGGCGGGTGGTGCCGGCGCACCTGACCTGCTGGATGCGCTGGCTAACCTTCAGGACAAGACATTTGATTTTATCGTCAACCCCTTTGACGACACTGCATCGCTGGATGTAATGAAGGCGTTTCTGAATGACGCCTCTGGCCGATGGGCGTGGGATAAGCAGCTTTACGGTCACAGTTTAGGATGTACTTCAGGAACGTATGCAGAGCTGGGCACCAAAGGAGAGCTACGAAATAACCAGCATGAGACGCTGCTGGGTGTATACCGCTCACCGTCACCGCTTTATATCTGGTCTGCTGCTCTTGTCGGTGCGATTGCTCCGAGCTTGCGTAACGATCCGGGACGTCCTTTGCAAAGCCTGCCGGTTTACGGCGTTATGGCGCCAGCGCTGGAGGACCGTTTCGAATCAACTGAGCGTAACAACCTACTCTTCAGCGGCATTTCTACGTATACCGTGGCAGATGACGGGACGGTCAGCGTAGAGAACATCATCACGACGTATCAGAAAAATGCGTACGGTGACGAGGATGACAGCTATCTGCAGGTCGAAACGCTGTTCAACCTGATGTTTGTTGTGCGCTACCTGCGCACCCAGGTAACCAGCAAATTTGGCCGTATGAAACTGGCCGCTAACGGGACCCGTTTTGCACCTGGCGCGGCGATCGTCACGCCAAATATTATCCGGGCAGACCAGATCGCGGAATATCAGACACTGGTCTATAACGGCTACGCCCAGGATGCCGCAGCATTTGCAAAAAACATCATCGTCGAGCAAAACGCGAGTAACCCTAACCGTGTCGATGTGTTGTGGCCGGGAACGGTGATGAACCAGCTGCGGGTATTCGCGCTGCTGAACCAGTTCCGCACGCAGGCACAATCAACCGAAGCAGGAGCATAAATTATGGCTGATACCTCAAACCGCCTTGCAGGTACCGCCTACGTCACTGTAAATGGCGTGAGCGTGATGGTGGAGGGCTCATTCAAATATCAGCCTTCTACGGTAAACCGCACCACGTTGACCGGGATGGATGGTGTGCATGGGTATAAAGAGAAGCCTGTCGCGCCGTATATTTCGGCCCGCCTGCGCGATAGCGGTGGCACTAATGTGCAGGGATTTAACGATCAGACCAACGTCAACGTTATCGCTGAACTGGCTAATGGAAAGACCATTATTGGTCGCGGGCTCTGGACGGTGAACGTTCAGGAAGTGGAAAGCGAAGATGCAGTGTTCGATGTTCGCTGGGAAGGACGCGACGTCACGGAGAACTAAGATGGCAGAATTAGAACGCACCAAAATTATCGCCCTGATTAAACCTCTCGAAGATATCGTTCAGAAAAGCCGTTATGACCAGCTGGAGCTAAAAGCCCCTACGCTCAGTCAGGTTGAGCAGTTTTACGAAAAACAGGAATCATCCACCTCCATTGCCGCAATGCGTTTATTGATCGCACTGGTGACGGATACCCGCGAAAGCGTCCTGGCTCCGATGGATTATATTGATTTCTGCCAATGTAAGGAGTACCTGCTCGGTTTTTTGAACTGGAAGCCCTGACCGTGTGGCAGGAGGTGGCGGCGGACGTCACCTTCTATTTCGGGTGGAGCGATGAAAGGGCGTGGGGGATGAGTAAAAAACGCCTGCTCTGGTGGGTGGCGCAGGCCAGTCGGATCAACAAACTGAAGTCGGGAGGAAGCGGGGATGAGTAACGCATTCGATTTTGAACTGATTGCGGATGACAGGGTCAGCGCGACCATTGACGAAATCAATGAAGCTATTCAGAACCTGGTCCCTCATCTGGAAAAGACCCGTGAAAACCTGAAGCTTGGCGGTGATGAAACGGTTGATAGCCTGGATGATATTGGTGGCCGGCTGGATAAAATGGCCCGCAGCGCCCGGGATAACGTTCAGTTCATCGGTGACATTATCCCCCCGCTGAAAATCGTGGGCGAACTGGCAGGGAAGATGGCGAGCGTCGGCGCTGTCGGTGTTGCAGGATATGGTATTAAAAAGGTTGCTGATGGATTCCGTGATGCAGCTAAAGAGGCATACAACCTGGACACTCAAGCGCAGAACACGGCTATGAGTGTCCAGGATTTTACGCGGTTGGCCGGCGCTATGCGTATTCTGGGGAGCGACAGCGATAGTGCCGCAACATCCATCGACAGTATTTTTAAAACCCTCAATGAAGCCGCCAGCGGGAAGAACGCCGGCGCGCTGGCGGCGTTGGCGCAGATCGGAGCTCAGATCGATAAGAATAATGATGGTTCTGTTAACACCCTCAAAACGCTTGAATCTATCGCAAACATTTTCCCTCGCCTGCGCCCTGATCAGCAAAAATCGTTCGCGGATGCTATGGGTTTGACGCCCGATATGCTGACCCTGATGCGTGAGGGCGTCAGGTATTCGAGTCTGCTTGCTAAAGCGGATAAGCTGGGGCTAACAGTCGATCCTTCGCTTAACAAACAGCTTTCAGACGTAAACATGTCGATGAATGAACTGGGGGCAGCCTGGGATGGGTTGATTAATAAGGCAGAAAAAAAAGCCCTCAAATTCACAATATCTGATGGTTCTGTTAAGGATGGTCTCGAAGGTATAACTGATTTATTTACCAATGGTGACCTTACCGGACTTTCTCATGCGCTGGGATTTGTCAGCAGCGATGATGCGGATAAACTACGGCGAATTCAGGGGAATAAGGATCTTTATAATAAACTGAGTCGCCGGGAGCGTGGTGCTGTTGATGCCGGGTTTATGACTGATGCCGTGCGTCGGCGTTATGATGCAGAATATGGCGCAACGGACGCGGCAGTAAAACTTCAGGGTGATATGTCGGTTATTATGCCGCAAAATGTACCTGGTAATAACAAAATACCTTATCGGCAGAACAGGAGTAACAACCAGTATGATGACATTCTCAACGAAGCAGGGGCGCAGTACGGGATTGATCCCAGATTATTGAAGGCCATTATGATGCAAGAATCTGGTGGTGATCCAAACATTGTAAGCAACGCTGATGCAAGAGGGTTGATGCAACTTATTCCGGCGAATCTAAGAAATCTTGGGATTACTGACTGGACGAACCCCAGGCAAAACATTTTTGGTGGGGCCCATATCCTTTCCGAGAACCTTCGTAATTCAAGTGGTGATGTACCTCTTGCTTTGCGTTACTACCACGGGGGATATGATCGAAGGAGATGGGGCAGTGTCAATGCTGCTTACCCGGACGCTGTTCTGGCTCGCTACCAGCAAATTATCAACGATACCGCTAGTGGCGGTCGGGGAGATATAAACAAGGGTAGCAATGAGAGCATTATACAGCCATCCCAGAACGCCGGTCAGGTATCTGTAAACGACATTACCAAGTCATTCAAAAGCGCTATGGAAGATAACAAGCTTAAACTCGAAATCACCACGATTAACGAGAGAGGAGACCGGAAGGTATTTGATACACAGAGCGGGGGACGAATAACGTTACCCATGAACTACTAGTGTTTGATGACAAAATCACCAACTCAAGGCAAACTATCTGACCGTAAGGATGATGGGTAGTAGTATAAACTAATAAAAAGGTTGGTGATTTATGAGTGTTTATCAAGGTTTTCTCGTTCTAATAATAATATTTTTTATTTGCCTTGGGCTTTCTTTCAGCAAAGTAAAAAGCAGAAAGAGAACCATTGCTCATTTTTTTCTGGTATCGTTGTTGTAGCATTTATCGGGTTGTATGTTTCATTTAAAAGTGAATTATCCAATCTGAACGAATGCAATCAAAATTACCAGGGGTTTTATGTAAGTGGCTCATTGTGTTATAACTCAATTAATGTAACTCATGACTACCTTGATGGTAATAGTATAAAAGTTACCAGTGTAATGAAACTATCCGAGAAGTCTGCGGTAATCAAAACAGCGGATGGCAGAACGTTGATTGTTGCCAAATCCGCTGATGGGTTTTCATTATTCCCCTATCTTTAGTAGATGAAAACACACATTACAACCCGCCAACTGGCGGGTTTTTTTATACCCGGAGCTTAAATGCCGATTATTCAGGATGCGATTTCGTCGCTGATGGGCGGCGACGCCAGTGATGACTGGCAGAGTAAATTACGCCCCTCAACCTTCAGAGGCGTTCCGTTTGCTGTGATCGCCGAAGAGGGAAGCCACGGGCGCCGGCAGGCCGTACATGAGTATCCGTACCGCGACACTGCATGGGTGGAAGACATGGGTCGCGGCGTTCGGCGTATCGTCATTCGTGGGTTTCTTATCCAGGACAGTCAGGTTTATGGCGGCGGGGATGTTATTACCCAGCGGCATGCGCTAATTAGCGCATGCGAAGAGAAAGGCGCCGGCACGCTAATCCATCCCACGCTGGGCGAAATGACCGTGGCTATACCGGAAAATGGGCTTCGACTTTCCGGGTCTGCAGACGCCGGCCGTGTTTTTGAATTCACGTTGATGGCGCTCGAGTCGGGGATAAAGGTTTTTGCAGTCACCGGCAGCAGTACGGCAGGGAAAACCGTTCGCACAAATTACCTGAAGCTGGTCAGTACCACCGTATTCAGTACCATCGCACGGATTAAAGGTGAAATCCGTGGCGTGACGCAGGCGATCAAAACTATCAAAAGCACGATTGCTTTCTGGACGAACATGGTTGACAGCACCACCAACGAAGTGACGAACGTCAGCAACGTTCTCAAATCAACGTTCGGGAATCAGCGCTACGGGCGCTATAGCAAGGGGAATGTGGGCGGCAGCTCATCAGGTGTAACCGGTAGTAGCTCTGCCGATGACTCCGATGATTTTGAATCACTGTCTGAGCAGATTTCTGCCAGCGCTATCATGGACCGTCAGGGGATTTTTGACACTGTCACCGGCCTGAATAGTTCTGCCACGGTTGACGAGTTTACGCAGCGTACTGCTGACGTAATTAACTCGATCCTGAACTGCACCGGTGGTGTTAATGAGCGGATAACCGCGCTGGAAAAGCTGGCCAATGCCACCAGTTCAGAATATCAGCAGTCGTCAGCCGGCGCGGATATAGCGGAAAGCGTAAATGTTCTCATCATTGTTCTGTGCAGCGGTGCAATGGCGGCAGCAGCCGCCGAATCAAACCCGACGAGTCGTAACGAAGCAGAGCAGATAACCCGCCGGGTTTCAGACCAACTGGATGCTGCCCTGCTGGCGACAGGTGACCGCGCCGACGATGAGCTCTACAGTTCATTGCTGCTGGTCAGGTCGTCATTTCTTGACACCATGTCGGCGCTTTCAGCCAGTTTAAGCGAGCTCATGCAGTTCAATTCTGCGCAACCACTACCCGCGCTGACGCTGGCTAACCGGTTATATCAGGATGTCGGGCGCGCTGATGAGCTGATTCAGGAATCAGACGTACCGCACCCGGCGTTTATGCCTGTTTCGATGAAGGTGCTACGACAATGAGCGATGATCAGGATGTAGTAACGCTGACAGTCGGTGACAAAAAAATAGAGGGCTGGGATTCAGTCCGCGTGACGCGATCTGTTGAGCGCTTCCCGTCCGATTTTAGCCTGGGCCTTCTGGACTATTATCCGGGAACCCACGAAAAACAGCTGGTGGTGGAGGGGGCACCGTGCGAGGTCAGCTTTGGTGAGGACCCGGTGATAACGGGTTATGTTGACAGCTGGGAGCCCGCGATAACGCGTGCCAGACATGAGGTGCAGGCGAACGGTCGCAGCAAATGTCAGGATCTGGTGGACTGTTCCGCCGAGTGGCCTAACAACGTCATCAACAGAAGTAATGCGCTGAATATCGCCTCCCGCTTGGCCTCATGGTACGGCATTACCGTTTCATCCGATGTCGATGATTTGGTGGAGGTACCCCAGTTCACGATTAACTGGGGGGAATCGCCACAGGAGATCATCGAACGAGTATCCAGGTGGTCGGCGTTGCTTTATTACGATTTGCCCGACGGTAACCTGCTGCTTACCCGTGTAGGCACCCGGCGGGCGGCCAGTGGAGTGGCGGAAGGGGAGAACGTCGAGCAGGCGTATTACCGCGCGGATATGTCGGAACGATTCTCTGATTATGTCGGCGTCTCGATGAGCGTGTCGCCGATCGCCGGGTTTTCACCTGATACGGCCTATGACGCTGTGACGCTGGCGACCGCGCGTGACCCTGAAGCGGCGGGTATGCGTTACCGTAAACGTATCATTATCGTTGAAAGTACGCTGATGGCGTCGCAGCAGGCGCAGCGCGCGATCGACTGGGAGATGAACCGCCGGTACGGCCGCTCGAAGCAGTTAAGCGTCACGGTAGACAGCTGGCGAGATAAGGCCGGGAAATTGTGGGAGCCAAATACGCTGATCCCGGTGAATCTCCCCACGCTCAGGTTACCGGATACTGAATTGCTGATCGCCGAAGTGACTTTTATGCGGGACAGCGATGGTACGCATGCTCGGTTGACGCTGATGCCGCAGGAAGCGTTTGCAGTACAACCCTATGCATTTTACCAGCAGATAGCAGGATTCAGCTAATGAACCAGTTTCGACATATTGCAAACCGTATTGCCAGTATGCTGGGCGTGGGCCGAGTTACTGCGATGCAGGACGACGGTGGAACCCAGTCCGTGCAGTATCAGACCCCGCTCGAGGTCGCCAGCGCCCACCGGCTGGCCGAATTTGGGTTTTCCTCCGGGCTTCCCGTTGGTACCGATGTCGTGCTGGCGTTCCTGGGCGGTGATCGTTCGAATCCGGTAGTCATCGCGACCAACCATCAGGGGTACCGCCATTCAGATCTGAGTCCCGGTGAAACGGTAATGTACAACCAGTGGGGGCTGTACATCCAGTTGACGGAGGGCGGTATCAGCATCGATGCAAAAGGCCAGGACGTCACCGTCAATAACGCAAAAAATCTGACTGCTACAGCGACAGAACAGGTGAAGCTCATTACGCCTAAATTACTCGTCACCGGTGACGTTATCGATAACTGCGAAACGAACAACAAAACGCTGAAACAGCTACGGGACGCATATAACGAGCACAACCACGAAGTGAAAGGGGTTGAACAAGGTAACGACGCCGTAACCAGCGAGAATCCGGGGGAACAGGTATGAGTGATATTTCATCATTCTGGAATGTTGATGCGCTTCGTGCTGACTGGCGAGCCGATCTCGGCGCGCTGGAAACCGGCAACGACCTGCAAACTGCAATCATTATCAGCCTGTTCACCGATCGTCTTGCCCGCCGGGACGATACTTATGACGGTAGTGATCGCCGTGGCTGGTGGGGGGATTCAGACGCCGATATGCAATTGGGTAGCCGGCTTTGGTTGTTGCGACGTGAAAAACTGACGACCAATGTCGCAATAAGGGCAGAAGAGTACGCAAAAGAGGCCCTTGACTGGTTGAAAGATGATGGTGTGGTCAGTGATATCAGCTTCACAACGCAGATCGTCATGCCGAACAGGCTCAATTTGATAATTCGTTATCTGCCGCCGAATGGAGACTGGCAGGAGAGCGCATTTTTCTGGATCTGGGAGCAAATAAACAATGCCGTTTAAACGAAAAACGCTGAGTGAGCTGCGCGAAGAAAACCGGCAGTTTATGCAGGCAGAATTAAAAAATATCGGTGCGTTGCTTCGCTTCGGAAACCTGAAGGTTGTCGCGGACATGGATGCCGGCATGTCGCACCTGCACTACGCCTACCTGGATTATATTGCCCTGCAGACGAATCCGTTTACCTCCACCGGGGAATGGCTGGCAGGCTGGATGGCACTTAAACAGACTTACCGGAAAGCGGCCACCGCGGCACGATCACCGGCAGTAAAATCTACCGGGACCGCCGGGGCCACTCTTCCCGCGGGCACTGTTCTGAACCGGGCCGACGGCTATCAATATGTCACTGACGCAGAGCTGGTTATATCAGCCGGGAAAAGCGGTACTGCTTCCGTTACGGCTATTTTGCCCGATATTTCTGACGATGTTAGCGGCGGAGGAAGCGCAGGAAATGCCGACGCCGGCACGTTGCTGACGCTGGATGCAAACGTACCGGGTATCGACAATACGCTGACGCTGATTGAGCCGGCGACAGGCGGGGCCGATATCGAAAAAGAAGATGATTTCCGGCAACGAGGGCTGCAGGCGTACCAGAACCCGCCCCAAGGCGGGAGTGACGCCGATTATAAAAAATGGGCGCTTGAAATCCCTGGCGTAACCCGTGCCTGGGTAAAACGGCGAGGGATGGGGGTTGGCACCGTCGTTATTTACATCATGTGTGATGGCAATGACACGACGAATAACGGTTTCCCGGTCGGCACTGATGGCGTGTCAGTGCTTGATGACTGGGGAGCGATAAAAGCGACCGGGGATCAGGGTAGGGTTGCGGACTATATTTATCCTCTTCAGGCCGATACCGCGATTATCTATGTCTGTTCCCCGATAAAAAAAATCGTCCCATTCACGATATCAGGTATTCCTGATGCCAGCAGCGACACTGTGCAGGCAATAAAAGAGGCTATTAATTTGCTCTTTTTTGATAACGGCACACCAGATGGATCCGGGAAAATTTATCTTTCTGATATTAACGGGGCACTCAGTCAGGTTGCTGGCACGACGGGATACGTGCTGGAATCACCGGCGCAGAATATCATCCTGGAAACGGGTGAACTGCCATTATTGGGTGAGGTTGACTTTACATGAGTCTGTATTCAGTTGATGACTATACCCGCGGTTTAGTTTCGCTTCTGCCTGTCGGTCTCGCCTGGTCCCGTGATGTCACCAGTACCCAGTACGCGACGATACGGGCGATTGGTTCCTCGTTTGCCCGCTCTGATACTGATGCTCAGACGCTGCTGAGCGGTGGTTTTCCTGCCACTGCATTGATGATGTTGCCTGAGTGGGAGAACACTCTCGGGCTACCTGATGACTGCGCAATCAGCGAAATTGGCAGCATACGGGATAGGCAGCGGGCTGTTACGTCAAAGCTCATCAGTACGGGTGGCCTGAATCGCGCGTACTACATTAGCGTTGCCGCCGCACTGGGTTATGAAATTTTTATACTCCAGTTCAGACCAGCAATGTGCGGGATGTCTGTATGTGGGGAATTTATCAACGGAGAGGAATGGCCTTTTACCTGGAAAATTGCAGTGCCTGGGTCAACCGTCCGAAATGCGTATGCCGGGCAGACATACTGCGGTGACCTTCTGGCATCCTGGGGGAACAAAAACCTGGAATGCGCACTAAATAAAATAGCACCTTCTCATATCAACATTATTTATGTTTATGGCATTCAGGCAGATATTCTTACATCGAAGTTCAGGAGGATGTTTGATATCTGCATGAATATTACATGGCCTTAATGTTTATCGGTGGTATTTGATTGTTACAAGCGTACAGTAAATTTATTAGGCCCGTGAGTTTAAATATTAAGAGATTCTAATATGCTAAAAATTAGTGATGTTGAGCCAGCTACAGCACTGGACGGACTTTTTACTAACGGTCGTGTTGCTGGTGGAGTTTCACCTACGAGACTGGTCGCAGAATGGTTTAATGCAGTACAAACCGAATTGGTCAATATTGTAGAAAGTGCCGACATTGAACTGGATAAAAATGATTCCACTCAGGTCCTCAAGGCTCTTAATAAATTATTTTTCAATCGGGATGATCCTTCCGGTATTAGTGAAAGTTTGAATCTGGGTAATTCAGCAACCAAAAACGTAGGAACTACGGCAGGGACGGTGGCAGCTGGAGACGACGCACGTATTACAGGTGCGTTGCAGAAAGAACAAAATCTAGACGACTTACCTAATAAGGCTACGGCACGTTCTAATCTCGGTCTGGGTTCAATGGCGACCAAAGACAATCCACCTTTTATCAATGAAATTGGGGCCTTCGCGTTTGCATGGTACGACGGAGCTGTGGGGTACAGTGGAACAGTGAATGGATCTTTGCTGTTTCCTTCAACAGGCGATGGGAATCATGCAACCGTCCCGCTTTCAGGTTCGTGGCGGTGCATGGGGCAAACAGAAACGATAAACGATCAGCACAGGACAACACTCTGGCAAAAAATAGCCAATTAACTTTCGCACAAACCCTCGTTTAAACGAAAAACATATCTCCCTGTTGAATAAATAAATTTTTCCGCATGACATCGCGACGTTAATTCCGCCTGGACATTAGCGCGATGACCCGTTCATAAAAACTGGTGACGAATAACTATGCACAATACCGGAAACCCTGTGAGCTCCGTCAATGACCTCGATCTCGAGGACAACATCGAGCAGCTGGACGTCAGGATGAACAGCGAGGAGCTGAGCACAAAAGGCAGGCTCGGCAAGGATTTCGACACCTGGGCGGGTATTCAGGAACGAAACCGGCTGGCAATCGAAGACGCCCGTAAAAACATCTCGCTCCTTGGCCTGCCGTTCACTACTGCACCTGAAGCGCAGGCCGCGGCAGATGCCGGAGAAATTCCGGTTGGCGCGATAACATGGGTGCGAAATACTGGCGATGCTTCTCTGGCAGATGAGTACATCAATAACGCCGGAACGATAGAAGCCACCGGGCGGAGGATGCCCTCACAACAGGCAGTAGACTCTGTGCAGGAGCAGGTTAGCGACATTCGGGATGATGTCAGCACAGTGCGTGGGGGGATGGGGAATTATACCGGTGAATCCCTGTGCCCACTGGCAGCAGATGCCAGTGACAATATGGTGATGTGGTACGACCCTGTAACAGATGAGATTCAGGGTAATGGCCTGGTAACCGAGTCAAATATTGGTAAAACAGTTCAGGCTGTTCCGGGAGTAAGGGTTTACAAGGGCTCGTCTCTAACCCCCATCGTGACTGACTCCCAGAATAAAATCATGCTGGGCTATGACTCTGATAGTGATGAGATTCATGGCGTTGGTCTCGTCAGCAACAGCACGATGAATGACGATTACGCAGCCAAAAAATTTACAGGTGAGACGAGTACGGTTTATCCGGTGCTGACTGACAGTAAAAATAAAGTTCTGCTGGGCTATGATGCTGGCGCCGACCGGGTTATCGCAGCTGGCCTGGATTTTACTGGCACCGTCCCGGTTTATATTGATGAACCGCTGCCGTTTAACCCGCTGGCCCGCCTGATAAACCAGATGCTGGTTTACGGTCAGTCTCTGGCGGCAGGACGCGATGGCATCCCGTTACTGTCCACCACGCAGCCATTCAGCAACCTGACCTATATCGGCGGTACGCGTGGCGGCGGGCTGAATGCGCAGGATTTCAGTGCATCAAAGCCGCTGGTTGAGGACTCGATTAACCCGTCGCCGGATGGCGGTACCAGTCGCGGTGAAACGGTCTGCTCAGGCGCGGCTAACTATGCGAGCCTGGCCGCATATGTCGAGAACGGAGTAGACCCCGCGTCGCATATCATTTTTGCCAGTTCTGCCGGTAAATCCGGTGCACCTATTGGAGACCTGAAAAAGGGCACCGCGTGGTACAACGCGCAATTTATGGCGCACGTGACCGGCGTTCATGCGTTTAACAGCGATGTGGCCGTGCAGGTCATTATGTGGCTGCAGGGGGAGTCTAACTCCGATGGGCGAATTCCTGACGGGACAAAGGCGGCATACAAGGCAACACTTCGACAGTTAAGAATTGATGCTGAGGCCGATATTAAAGCGGTCACAGGGCAGACAACGCCGGTACCGATGATCGTGTACCAGCACTCGACCAATATCCGGACGAACACCAACACCGCGTTAGCGTTTTACGACCTGATTACAGAAAAAAACTCGATGTTCTTTTTCGCTACTCCGCTCTATATGTTCCCGCACGCGGCTGATGGGCTACATATGACGGCTGTAGGGTATAAATGGGCGGCTTGCTATTACGGTCGCGCATACAAGCAAATGATGCACGACCGTATCCGGCCCCGCTATATTCGCCCGATATCCGCCGTTTATGTCGGTGGTGTGGTTCGGGTGAAATTCAATGTGCCCAAGGCGCCGCTTGTCCTCGACACGAAAAATCTGAAAGCAACGCAGGACTATGGATTCTCGGTTTATTCCGGCGGTTCGAAAGTGACGATTAACGCTGTCAGCATTGAAAACGACGACACAGTGGTTATTGAAACCGGTGCGGCGTCTCTGTCGTCTGTCGTTGTGAAATACGGTATCGACTACCTGGGGGCTGGCCTGAATATTCAGATGGGGGCGAGCGGTAACCTCCGTGACTCCGAGCCAGAAACACAATTTATTGATGGTAAAGACCGCCCGCTATTTTACCTCTGCCCACATCTCGAAATTAACGCCATTAATGGAGCTATCTGATGAATTTATTTATTCGCCTTCCCGTCGAATCCGCTCGCGCAACCGTCCAAATCCCGTCTTCGGATATTGAATATTACGGTGTCCTGGACAACACAGCGTGGGGTTACTGGGATTTTTATAATGAGCGCTTTGTTTCTCAGGTTGGCGGTAAGACGTTGACCAATATGGATGCAGGCAACACGTTCAACAATCACCAGTTGCAGGTAAGCGCGCAGCTCAATAAAGCCGTCCGCAGCCCCATGCAGGACAACATCGGTGATTTAACCATGATGTGCGTTGTAAACCTGCTACCCAATAGTCGGTTTAACGCCACCGATGGACTGGTCGGCGTGATTATGGGGAACTTCACTTCTATCGGTTTCGTGCAAACCGAGAACGGGTTAAACTTCAAGGCCAACGCAATAGCCGCCTCAACAAAAATCGCGGATATCACGGCTGAGGGCTACGCATTTATCTCAATGAGCCTGAAGGTATCCACCAAAACATTACATGTGCGCGTCGTACAACCTGCCAGCGGCATTGATTATACCCGTGATATCGTTGGCACTAACGCATTCACTCCTGCAGGTGGCCCGCTCGCGCTGGGGAACTACGGTTACACAACGTACCAGAGCAACGTCGTGTTCAAATTCCCTGAGTTCGGACTCTATAACCGCACTCTGAGTGCTGCGGAGCTGGAAGCTGCGCACCAGGCTGCTAAGGTGCGCTGTAATGATAAAGGTATTTATATTTAACAAGATAAACGCATTAATTCTAAACTGCACCCCGCCAATGGCAGGGTGCTTTATAAATCATTGGTGTAGTCAAGTATTTTACTCAGCATTAAAAAGTAAGGGAATATTGTGATTATACATACAATATATGTCATGAATTGTATGAAAATATTACCCCATGGGATTATGCTGGATATTGGTCCAAGCACGAAAAGTGGTATCGCAACTCCAAAAAAAAGAATAAAAAGCATCATTTGTATTGTTTTTGGAATTACCATTTTCAAACTGTAGCGAGATGCGGTTTTTTCTACATCTATTATTGTATCTTGTATTTGTCCTTCATAATGAAACATTAAACCACCAAGCTTGCTTACATACTCATGTATCGTTGCTCTATAGTCTGTAAAGCTTGATGTAAATTGTCTTTTTTTTGATTCCACTCTTTGTTCAATGATATGATTTTGACTTTCAATATAATTATTGATTTGTTTTTCTGTAGTGCCTTTTTTTGTAAGTTCCTCAACTCTTAAGTAAAGCTCCTGGTTTTTTTCTTTTCTGAAAACTTCCAGATCATGGTCCATTTTTTTATTTTTAATTTCATTTATTTTTTGTTGTATTTTTTCGATGTAAGGCATTTGTACATTTAACGAGAAAACTAACTTGCTCAATATCGATGATATTTGATATGCATCTTCGCTAGTTGGTATGATGATGTCGTCAATGTGTGGAGGGGCGTATGAGTAATTGATATTTCCATAAAAAGGATTTGTTGTCATAATCTCATTTAATAAGAATAATGTTTCCTTTAAATGGAGTTCATAGTCTTCTAAATGGTATGCTGCATTTCCACCAAGGCTAGCAGAACGCATCTGTTTATCATTGATTAATTCATAAAGCCGTTGGTTGTCAATTTTCCCTGATGTATCTACGGGGATTTTAATGTCTGAGGTATAAATACAGGTTGGACATTGAAAGTGAATCGTTTTTAATACTAACTCTTTAGCCTTTATGTTTTTCTGGGCTGCTATTGGATATACATAAAAAAACCATGCGATAACTACTGCTCCCATAATTGCAAGGATACATGCATGTAATGCAGGTAAAATCTCTATAACTTTAGATGGTTCGCTCATACTTTATCCTTTTTTATGCTGTGTAATGACATAATAAATAGAAAATATTAACTTCTCAACTAGAGGCGTTGCTTGTTTGTAGCTAATCTTCTCTGTCGGTTTAAAAAGTCTTAGGTGTGTGGGGAGGTGCGTATAGGAGAGCGCCGGATGCTGGAGCTACCCGGAAGCAGGTGGCTGATGTGATCGGTGTCGGTGTGAAAACTATTTATAAATACTTCCCGGTCACCAGTTAAAAATCATTGTGTTGTGTCGGTGTAGTTGATCGATAGACGATACCTGTATTGATCTGATGAGGTAATGAAACTACTGTATATAAAAACAGTATCATCGAGAGGTTCAGATCATGCCGCGTTTGTACGAAATTGAGGTCGCCTGCCGCAACGCGATCGATATACAGCCTAACGGTCGGCGTATCCTCACCACCAGGCGATTCCTGCAGGAATTGGAGCGGTATAACTGGCACTGGTCGCCACGGCAGGCGAATCAGTGGATAGAGGGCTATGTGACCACGTTCCGCGACGTCTCAACTCAGGAAGGCGACGACAGGACATTCCAGCTCTACAACCCGAACGGAGGGCTGTGATATGGGATTTCCGTCTCCAGCATCTGACTATATCGAGGATACTCTCACCGTAACGAAATTGTGCCGGGTTGATGGCAACTCTAAAATTGTGAAAACCGACTCCGGGTATGTCATTTTGGATTTGTCGCTGCGGCCACAGCCGGGCGATTTCGTTCTGATCCGCTACGACGGAATTACTGATTTCGGTCAGCTGCATGGGAGGTCATTTATTACCCGGGATGGGGAGGCGATCGAGGGCGAGGGCGTAGAAGTTTACGGCGTCGTCACTTTTTCCGTTAACGATCTGCGCCAGGACTACAACCCTGTGTGA